GATTAAAGGTACTGCATCAGCACTAGGTATGTATAAAGCACTATATAGATACTCAGACGAAAATTCAGTTGTGGTATTTGATGACTGCGATTCAATTTTAACTGATGACGTTTGCTTAAACTTACTTAAAGGTGCTTTAGACTCAGGTAAGAAAAGAACTATTAGTTGGTTGGCTGACAGTCACAGTTTACGTAACGAAGGCATTCCGGATAGCTTTGATTTTAAAGGTGGTGTTATCTTTATTACTAACTTGAAGTTTGATGCTATGAAGAGTCAAAAGATACGAGATCACTTAGATGCTATACAATCAAGATGTCATCATTTAGATCTAACATTAGATACAATGCGTGATAAACTGTTACGTATAGAACAAATTTCAAGAACAGGCGAACTGTTTGCTAATTATGATTTTGATGGTCATCAACAAGCAGAGATAATTGACTTTATGCGTGAACGGAAAAATAAATTAAGAGAAATGAGTTTACGTATGGCGATCAAGATTGCTGATCTGCGCCGTAGCTTTCCAAATAAATGGAAAGTAATGACCGAAACTACTTGTATGAAGAGTAGGTAAAGTTTTAGCTACGTCAGTAGCTAAAAACAATGCGCCTCCCATTTGTCTGGCTCCGGGTGCATTGTGTAGTAGGCCCCTAAAGTTTTTGTCGACTTTAGGGGTTCTTTATACTTGCAATATCTAGATAAATGCTATATAATAATAATATGCAAATTTTTCAATATGTAGAAGATTACCTTGAATATCTCGGTGGGTACGAAGTAGGAATTCCTGCAAAATTATTAGCCCCTCCTCAAGCACAAAAAATAAGTTTAGCTCGGTATGATATTAGTATCATTGACAACATGTCGGCTAGCACAGTGTGGGGCACGGCGTTAACAGATAAACAAAGCGAACTAGTAGTTAAGTTGGTATTAAAGTATCGTAAACAATTTGCTAAAAACAATATTGATGTATCACCTGTTGAGCATCCTCAGTTTAGACTTCCTATACGTAAAATAGATCGTAGTAAAACGGTCAAACTAATCAATGATAGCATGGCTATACGTTTTCCATATGACACTAAATTAATAAACGAAATACAAGAGGTCAAAGGAATAAGTCAGGGAAGTGTTAGATTTGAGCGTGATACGAAAACTTGGTATTTTGGCATAACTGAATATAACGTCAATTGGGTAATTACTTGGGCCCAAGCATATGGATTTGACATTGATCAAGAGATACATACTTTGCTAGATCAAATTATCGAATGCGAAAAGCAACCTTATAAGATTGAACTAATTAAACAAGACAACAAGTATACAGTGACTAATGCTCCTAGTAGTTTGCTAGAATATTTAGATCAACATGGTGGCCTAAATACTGGTAATATTGTTAAGTTGATTGATCACAGTGGAATATGCGGCTATCAAGTTGGACAAAAGATACTACAACAAGCAACAAAACAATATGGGCCATCACTAAGTGAAATTGGAGAGAAACACAGTATACACATTAAACCAAGTCCTAAAAATTTAAATATGATATTTGATTACGCCGAACTTACTGATCGTTACCCTATCTGCATTTATAATCCTACCTTATTTGATATCAATCTAAATCGATTCGACGAAAAAGATATTGTGAGATTTGACAGGAACGGTAAAACCAAGACTAGCGAGTACAACCCATATAATGTTAAAATAATATATGCACATAAGATCCCAGCTACCTGGAATTTTCCTGTACCATTATTAGTAACAACATTTGAAATGATGTTTGGTGGTCGCAAGATGGATTGGACACGTAAAGCAGAAAAGATTATCTATTACGGTGCAACACGCCTAAAGGAGAATGCCTAATGAACTCATTGACTACTGATAAAAAAATTATTATCAATGATGATGTATCATTATATAAATGGGCAAAAAGATGGCACCACACACAAAAAAAGTTTTTCAATGACTCTATAAAGATTAGGAGAGAAAAACAAATAGAAGATTTTATCTTGCTTAATAGATTTAAGAAAGTTAAATTTAAAATTGACTGTGATGTGTTTACCGAGTTTAACTTAGTTAAACATTGTCAATCTAGTAGAGAAGCTGAAATAACAGTGATTACTGATCAGAAGTTTAGTCGATATCCTTGTAAAGCAATGATTGAAAAGATAAGAGAACAATTGGACAAATGTTCAAAGTTGTACCTTTGCCTTAACTCTTCTTACATTAACATTGACAATAGTTATCATGATCATACACTTGATAATAATATGCATATAGCTGTGACCCAATGGTTAAAGAAATCAATGCCAGAATTTGACATTATTGATCTTAGCCTTGATCAAATTGAACATGGCGAAAGCTTTACATGGGTAATTCCTGACAGGCACTATTATATAAGGTCATCATATGACTAAAATTATTGAAAATTTTAATCAAAGTTCATTGAAATTAGATTGGAAAGTACAATATGCCATGTATCGATTTGGTAGGCTAAAGCATCAATACTGGCTATGGAATAGAAAATCCAATGATCGGTCTTTAGTAGATGGTTATGATTATAAGATACTTCAAAACTGTCAGCCAGGTACTACAACATTCTTTTCCAGTGCAGGATATTATCTTAAAGATATATACCCTGAATTGCAAGTTATAGAAATGTATCCTATAGTAAAATCATTCTATCCAGACATTCATGTTTGTGAAGACCGTAGTGATCTTCCTAACCTAATTCCGTTCAAAGTTGACAACTTTGCAGTAGTAAATAATAGGTCTGACCATTGGGTCACTGTTGATGGATTGTCGGATCATCTCAAACATTATTCTAAGATCATGAATCCTGGATGTCGAGTATTTTATAGTTTTAGGGACACTCAGATACATGTTAATAGGCTAACTACAGATATGGAGCAATATTTTTTAAATTGGGCACAAGGATTAGAACATACACACAATCTTAAATTGGTTTGGTCTGATATAGTATTTAGAAAAAAGTCTCCTGATGCCAATGGCTACTATGACCAACTTGAAAATCCTGATACAACAAATGGTAATTTAAAATTTTGGTTTGTGTACCAAGGGTCTCCATGGAGTGTGAAATAATGATAATTTGTTATATGGGTGGATCGTGTGGAGATCTATTAACAGCGATAGTTGATCCTAAGGATGCAGTAATAGATGCTAACGATAGAGTACTACTAAGTTCCAGACGGCAAAAACTTAAAAAACCGCATGAATTTAAGTCTACAGTAGAAAAGGATCAATACTTAAAAACAATAACTAAGTCCTATAATAGCATTCCTAGCCATGACATCGAATATCATATAAAGAAGAAACATGATTTTGTTGGTATCATAGTTGAAAAGATTGATACCGCACTATGGGCCGCAGAGAGATTTAAACAGATACATTCCACTGAGATTTGGGAAGGAATGCAAATAGCCACAGGCGGAACAAAGACAATAAAAGAATATGCTCAAATGATGTTAGATTATCGCCATCTTGTTTTACAAAACACACAAAAGACTGTAACATTAGAAAGTATATTAGAAGGAACTGTGATTGAACAACTACAACCATTTGTAACTACACTACCAGGTAAAGACTTCTACCAATCCTGGTTAAAGGCACAAAAGAAATTATGAGTTTAGCTAGATTATTAATTAAAGATGAAGTGAACGTTAAGATAGAAGGTCTTGATCTTCATGAACGTAAAGAACTTACTAATAAGTTTAAGTATGAGGTTCCTGGTGCTCGTTATATGCCTGCGGTACGTCTCGGTAGATGGGATGGCAAAGTTGGATTTTTTCAACTTGGTGGGTCAACATACATTAACTTATTACCAGAAATTTTACAGTATTTAGATCAACAAGGGTATCAGGTTGAACTAGAAGACCTTAGGGAATACCAAACACAATTTGAATTTACTCAAGTCACTGAAGATACATTTAGCAATATTAATTGGCCCGAAGGGCATCCTATAGCAGGTGAACCAATAGTGTTGAGAGACTATCAAGTTGAAATCATAAACAAGTTTCTTGAGAATCCACAAAGCTTACAAGAGATAGCAACAGGTGCTGGTAAGACATTAATCACTGCGGCATTGAGTTCACAGTGTGAGCCACACGGACGTACAATAGTTATTGTGCCAAACAAAAGTTTAGTTACACAAACAGAAGCTGACTATGTTAATATGGGATTAGATGTAGGTGTTTACTTTGGTGATAGAAAAGAGTTTGGTCGTACACATACAATTTGTACTTGGCAAAGTCTTAATATCCTACTTAAAGGTAGTCGTAATCACGAAGTAGATATAACTATACATGAGTTCCTTGAAGATGTTGTCTGCGTTATGGTTGACGAAGTACATATGGCCAAAGCAGATGCATTAAAAACTTTGCTAACAGGAGTAATGGCACACATTCCTATACGTTGGGGACTAACAGGAACTATACCTAAAGAAGAATTTGAACGTATGAGCCTAAGATGTAGTTTAGGTGATGTGCTAGGTAAGTTAAGTGCAAGCGAATTACAAGACCAAGGTGTACTTGCTAACTGCCATGTGAATGTGTTACAATTAAAAGATCATGTAGAATACAAAGACTATCAGAGTGAACTAAAGTACCTGTTAGAAACTGAAGGAAGGTTAGATTACATAGCTGAATTGGTAAGTAAGATTATCGAAAGTGGTAACACACTAATACTAGTAGACAGGATAGCACCCGGCAAACAACTACAAGAAAGAATACCAGGATCAGTGTTTGTGTCGGGTGCAACTAAAGCAAAAGATAGGAAAGACGAATATGACGAAATTGCAACTATGGATAGTAAGGTTATTATTGCTACTTATGGCGTGGCCGCTGTGGGCATTAATATACCTAGAATTTTCAACCTCATCCTCGTCGAGCCTGGCAAGAGCTTCGTCAGAGTTATCCAGTCAATCGGTAGAGGTATCAGAAAAGCAGAAGATAAAGATTTTGTTCAAATCTGGGATATAACATCTACATGCAAATTTGCTAAAAGACATTTAACTAAACGTAAACAATTTTATCGAGAAGCAAACTATCCATTTGTAGTTGAAAAAGTGGACTGGCAATAACAACAAGGAAAATTATGCACATATTAACACTAGAGAATACAGCCTACGAAATGAATGAGATCCCTGATGAAGTAGATGACATGCGTTTTAGCATATTAGATAATAGTGATCCAAAGAATCCAGATTATTTCTTTATTCCATTAATCTTCTTAGAAAGCTTCAACTCGCCAGCACTAGTATTAAATATTGGAGGTAACTCAGTTAAGATGCCTGTTGATTGGCAGTTACTAATTGGAGAGCCTGATTTTGGTGATTTAGAAGTTGTGCCATTAACATCGATCAATGATCGTGGATTTTCAGCATACACATTCAATCCGTTGACTAGTTTTAAACCAGTGTTTGAACCGGTTGAGATTGTTGATATCTTTCAGGATGTTAAATGGTACTTCCCCAAACTTAAACCAGGGCAGTTACTAGCAGTACCAATCAACGACAGTGAAAAACCAATGTGTGCTTATTTTGTCAAAGATATATCAAGGCAGAGCGAAGTCATTGACTATTCTAAAATTTGGTAGTATAATTATTAATATATGAGAAAAAACCACGAATATTCTGATAATGTAAAGGATCTTATGAACGATTTTGATGATGTTACAGCAGAACTATTAGAGAGTCTAACGGCAGAGTTTCCGTATGATTACGAACCAGGCGAGTTTGATGGAATAAACAGACCGTTCGACACTGATACAAAAGAAGTTGCTCAGTGGAAAGACATAAATCAATTAGCCAAAACAAATACAGCCGTAAAGCAACAACTTGATCAATTGATATTGATATATAATTTGAGTAAAGAAGATCACAATGAGGACACAGAATGAATCCTAAAATGTTTAAGCAGACAAAAAAGAAACGTGCAGTGGATCCAAATGCTCCACCACGCCCAAATCTATTAAGTCAAGATAAGAAACTACGTGAAACAACAGAAGCTTTTGGTAAATTGCACAACATGGTAGAAAGGCAACAAGCTACAATAGAGCAACTTGAAGCTAAGTTTAGAAGCATGCAACAAGCAGTTGATCAATTAATTAATTATGTTAGAAATAAAAATTGAGTTCAAGTTTACATATCAAATATGAAATGCAGGCATTTGATCGAAAAGATCGTGCCTATTATGACAACTTTACTGATGAAGATAGAAAGAAGTTTTCGACTTATCTCATGCTCAAATACGGAGCTAACGTAGGCAGTGGTAGTCATGATCTACAGGCATATTACCTAATGGCAACAAATAACAATGTAAACAAATGGTTCTTTGATCTAGGAAGTAAACATACTAAATTACAGTGGTTAACATGTACAGCAGTAAGTCCGTCTATGGGTCCACAGTTTCATTATTGGTTAAAGGCCAAAAAGAAACAAGGTGATAATAAAAGTCAAAAGTTTCTGGCTAAACTTTATCCAAACATGAAGCAAGATGAAATAGATCTTATGGCAACGCTCAATGACAAGAAAGAACTTAAAAAATTAGCACAGAGTTTAGGTATTCCAGACAAAGAAATAAAAAAGGATTTAGGGTGATCAATGAAATACTATCAACATGGCAAGAGAATCAGAGCTCAATGGAACAAACGCTAACAACTTTTAAATGCAAATATTGTGGCAAAGAGTATCGTAGAGAAAGTACTCTGTTAGCTCACATGTGCGAAAGTAAAAGACGGGTCCAGCAAGAAAAAGAAGTAGGTGTACAGTTAGGTATGCAGGCCTATTTGCGTTTTTATGAGATGACACAGGGTAGTGCTAAAATGAAAAACTATCAAGACTTTGCTAAATCAGCTTACTATACTGCTTTTGTTAAGTTTGGAAGACATATTGTAGCTATACGTGCTGTTAATCCTAAGATGTTTATCGAGTGGGTCATAAAAGAAAATAAAAAACTAGATCATTGGTGTCGAGAAGCAATATACGCAGAGTTTCTTGCACAATATATAAAGCGAGAATCAATCAACGATGCAGTTGAACGTGCCTTAACAGAAATGCAGGAGTATGCAGATGACACAGAAGGATTACATTTTAAAGATTATTTCAGATTTGGCAGTGATAATCGCATTGTTCATCATATCGTTAATGGTCGTGTTAGTCCTTGGATCGTTTATAATTGTGATAGCGGCGTTGAATTTCTTAGTAGACTTAACGAAGAACAAATTGCAATGGTTATGCCAACGATAGATCCAGACTATTGGCAACGTAAGTTTGTAGATTACCTAGCAGACACTGAATGGGTTAAGATGGTAACCAAAGAAGCAGGGCTATGAAATTTAAGTCAGACATTGATATAGATTTTGCAGACAGAGACCAAGTGTTAAAGGTACTTGATGTTACTTCTGCTAGTATGCTGAGAGATGGAAAGCTGGTCAAACATAATTCAGGAGTGTATGCTACTGATATTCCTGTTGATCCGTTTACAGGGTGGGCAAGTTTAGACTATGATGTCTCTGAGGACCGTGGCTACATGAAGCTAGACTTATTAAATGTTAACCTTTATAAACAAGTTAGAGATGAACAACATCTTGTTGAATTAATGCGTGAGCCAGACTGGGCTCGACTACGTGACAGAACTGTTTGCGAACAATTAATACACATTAACAATCATTATGATACTATGTTAAAGATGCCTGAACCAGTTGACAGTATTCCAAGATTGGCAATGTTGTTAAGTGTGATACGTCCAGCTAAAAAACATTTGATAGGTAAGACTTGGAAAGACGTTGCTAAAGATGTTTGGGTTAAACCTAAGGATGATAGTTACTACTTCAAAAAAGCACACGCAATTTCTTATGCACAATTAGTTGTTGTAAATCTTAATTTACTTTCCGAACCAGAGTAATACTTCTACGCTTACTTCTTTTACTAGCGATTTCTTTAAGACTTATATACGGCCCATGTTCTATAGTTACATCTTTAGAGTTGAATGTTTTTAAACAGGCACGGAACTGAGCCCAATCTGCTTTTAAAAATACATTGATTGGTACTAGTCTATTAGATTCCCACCACCATTGATCTGCTAGTTCTAAAAACCTTGTTTTCTGTTCCAAAGTTCTTAATGCCGCAAAATCATAGATAGTAGTAATAACCTCGTCGAAATTTTGTATAATTCCGATATAGTCATTACCGCCATAGGTTATAAAACTAATAAAAGGATATTGATCTAAAAGTTTCTTATGCGTGTCTTCCATGTGTTCTCGATAAATACTCAATAAGGATCGAGACAATTAAATGCCCCTAATCTACAGTTATTTATATGATAATAAACACACCGTCCAATTTTTGGATATGTCCGACCCCACAATTAAAACGAGGAATAGACCTGTGTATCAGAGACCAATTACAGTTTACCAAGGAGTTGATAATCCTTGCGTCATCGAATTTAAAAATCAAGACCAGAAACCAGTAAATTTAACAGGTTATGCAGTGCAGGCCGCAATACAAGATCCTATAAACAAAATAACAGTTAATACATATGCAGTGAGTTTTGCTAATGCCGCAAATGGAAGAGGTACATTTACATTTGACTCGTTAACAATTAGCAATTTAGAAAATAGAAAATATAAAATTACATTTAAGAGCAATAGAGAATCAGACAACAAAGAACAACCTTTATACTTTGATGACAACTACCAAGCACCATTGGATTTAGACATACAACCGGCATACTATAATCAAGAACCGTTTGCGGCCAATGTAACCTATGACGGAGGAACTATATAATGGCAGTAGCTAACGTACAGATACTGCACAAACGTGGGAATGCCACAGTAAGTGCAGGATATACAGGACCAGTCGGTGAGATAACAATCGACACCACAGCAGACAGTATCAGAATACATGATGGTAGTACTGCTGGAGGATTACTATTACCTAATGCCGCACAAAGCGGTAGTAATGTTGCAGTAGCTAATGTTGGCATGCGAGGATATGTTGACGATGCAGTATCGGCTAATATCGCTACGTTAATCGGAACAGCACCTGGAGTATTAGATACACTTGGTGAGATAGCAGACTCTATCAATGATGATGTTAATGTATATATTTCACTTAGTAACAGTATAACATCATCCAATGTTGGAATGAAAGGATATGTCGACAGTATTGCTGTACCTGGATACGGCAATGCCAATGTAACATCATTTTTACCAACATATAGTGGCACCATAGCAACCGTGACCAATGCCAACATCGGCCAGATAGGTTATACTCTCGATCAAATTAACATATCTAATATTGGTCAGATAGGGTACACAGACAACAAAGTTGCAACATCGATTGTCACAGCAAACGTTGGGCAAATAGGTTATACAGATAACAAAGTACTAACTGCCAACGTAGGAATGAAAGGGTATGTTGATCTTGCTAATACTGTACAAGTAGGATATATAACACAACATATATCAATAGCTAACTCTGCTCAGGTAGGATTTACAAACGAAACAGTAACTCAGGCAAATGTAGGATTAAAAGGATATGTTGATTTTGCCAACACAGTACAAGACGGAGTTATTACTGCTAGAGTAAACACAGCTAACGTTGGGCAAATAGGTTACACTGACTTTGCCAACACAGTACAAGACGGAGTTATTACTGCTAGAGTAAACACAGCTAACATTGGCATGATTGGTAAAGTCGATTCTGGCAACCTTGGTATGACAGGATATGTTGATAACTCGACTACAACAGCTAACATCGGACAGATAGGTTATACTCTCGATCAAATTAATATATCTAATATTGGTGTAAAAGGATATATTGACTTTGCTAACTCTGTACAAGACAATGTTATTACTTCAGTGGTAGGAACAGCTAATATTGGCATGCGAGGATATGTTGATAACTCAACTACAACAGCTAACATTGGACAGATAGGTTATACTCTCAATCAAATTAATATATCTAACATTGGGACCATTGGGTATATAGGACAACAAATACAAGTAGCCAATGTTGGAGTAAAAGGTTACGTAGGTCTAGCCAACACTATCCAATCACAACAAATTAGTGCTTCTAATGTAGCTATCATTGGATACATAGGCAATCAAGTAACAACAGCTAACATCGGTATGAAAGGATACGTTGACAGCGAATTTACTTCATTGATAGGTGCGGCACCTGCGGCACTAGATACATTGGTAGAGATAGCCGCGGCAATCAACGATGATGCTAACGCATACACTACACTAACCACAGCAATAACAACAGCTAATGTGGGTATGAAAGGTTACACTGATTTTGCTAATACTGTACAAGACAGTGTTATTACTACTAGAGTAAACACAGCAAATATTGGACAAATAGGCTACACAGACAACAAAGTTACAACAGCAAATCTTGGACAGATCGGTTACACAGACAATAAAGTTACAACTGCTAACATTGGACAAATAGGTTATACTCTCGATCAAATTAATATATCCAACATTGGGCAAATAGGCTACACAGATAATGCAGTTCTAACAGCTAACATTGGTATACTGGGGTATATTAACTTTGCTAACACAGTACAATCTGACCAGATTGTAACAGGGTTAAACTCAGCCAACGTTGGAATTATTGGGTACATAAATGATCAAGTTACCACAGCTAACACTATACAAGCCGGTGCTATTACTTCAGAAGTAGAAACAGCAAATATTGGGCTGAAAGGGTATGTTGATTTTGCCAATACTATACAAGCAGATGCTATTACAGGAGTAACCACAGCAATAAACACAGCCAACATCGGGCAGATAGGTTACACTGACAACAAAGTTACAACAGCTAATATCGGAATCAAAGGGTATACTGATTTCGCGAACACTGTACAAGACAGTGTTATCACATCAAGAGTTAATACAGCCAATATCGGGCAAATTGGTTATACAAACAACACGGTACTAACTGCCAATATCGGGCAAATTGGTTATACAGACAACAAAGTACTAACTGCCAATATAGGTCAAATTGGCTATACAGATAACAAGGTTACAACAGCCAATGTTGCAATGAAAGGATATGTTGATTCCGGTGATTCGAAAGTTACACTACAGCATTATCTGCCAACTGCTAACCTAGCAATCACAGCTAATGTACATACTACGCATGTATTGATTACTCCTACACCTGCTGTACCACCAGTTAGTTTTTGGGCTGATGTTAAACTACCTAATGCTAACGTTGACGGAACAGTAATTTCGATATCATCAAATGTAGCTGTTGAAACATTCCGAGTACTGTCACCATGGGTATCAGTAACAGCTCCAGAATCGAACATTGCTCTTGTCACTGACACCAAGGTTAGCTACGTTTATAGTTCCACAGTAAGCGAGTGGTTCAGAATATCGTAGAAATACTTGATTTTTTGTGTAAACTAGCGTATAATATAGTATATGCTTAACACCGTTCAAGACTTTGTAAAAACTATTCTTCCTACAAAAAAGAAGACAAGCCCCAGTGGATGGACAAGTTTTAATGCTGTCTGCTGTGAACACAATGGCGAAACACCCGATAGACGTGGCAGAGGCGGTATAGCAAATAACCAAGATGGGTCAGTATCATATCACTGTTTTAATTGTAACTTCAAAGCCAGTTATCAACCAGGTAGACACTTAACCTATAAATTCCGTAAACTGATGTCTTGGTTTGGAGCCGACCCAAATGAAGTACAAAGATTAGTCATTGAAGCTATACGTATAAGAGATCTAGTCAGTCCTGAAGAAGTCAAAGCGGAAGAAGAACGAGTTGAATTTACAGCATTACCATTACCCAAAGACAGTGTGCGTTTTAAAGATTTAGAACAGGCACATCCAGCACTTGAATATGTATATGATAGAAAAATAGATATACAAGAATATGATTTTTATGTCACTGAGGACCGAGCTAACAATATGCATAAACGTGTTATCGTTCCTTGCTATTGGCATAAAAAACTAATAGGATATATAGGACGTGCAGTAGACCCTGATGTAAAACCAAAGTACTGGAACAAGTTTGACACAGGATATGTGTTTAATGTTGATAGACAACTAGCAGACTGGAAGTTTGTTATTGTATGTGAAGGTCCATTTGATGCTATGAGTGTGGATGGCGTTGCTGTTATGAGTAATCAAATAAGTGAGCAACAAGCAGATATAATCGACAGTTTGGGCAGAGAAGTCATTGTTGTTGCGGATAGAGATCAAGCAGGTAGTAAACTGTTAAAAGATGCACAAGAATATGGATGGACAGCAAGTTTTCCGGTGTGGCAAGAAACCTGCAAAGATATTAATGAGGCTGTACAGCAGTATGGTAAATTGTTTGTATTAAAAAGTATAATAGATGCTAAAGAAACAAGTAAGCTCAAGATCGAACTTATGAGGAAGAAACTCTATGCCGATCGATAATTGTAATGCTCCATTATACAACATTAGAGGGCAGACAGTTAAAACTTGGGGACTCGATAACACTGGGTTGATAACATACTCCATAAATGCCCAGGGATTTCGAAATAAAAATAACTATTCTGATTGTCCTACATATGCTTTCTTTGGAAATAGTTCTATTTTTGGGATTGGAGTAAATGAAGACCAGATACTATCGAGTCAATTTAATAATTCACAAAATTTTGGGCTAGCTGGAGAATACCTAAATAAAGACAGTGTGACCAATCTAGAAAATTTCCTAAGTTCTCCATTATATAATAAGGAAGTTAAAATCGCATTTTTCTGGGTAGAAAGAGAAGGACAAGAAGATATTAGTAAGTTAATAACCTATGTCGATTCATTAGATAAGAATATTATTAACGTTTCTCAAACTAAAAAGAAATATCCAGGAGCAGTGCATTTAATGCCGTCTATAGATTCCGACGTTAGTAGAACACATCCAGGACCAAAGACACACAAAGTATGGGCAAAGACCTTGGACTTGCTATTTAATCGTGTGGATAATTTATGATTAACATAATACAAGAGCAAAGAAATTTTTCTAATCGAGTAGTAGATCGTTACGGTCAAGATCAATCTGGTACGGTGACTTATCGATTCAACGCTCAGGGATTTCGAAGTGAGGTGGATTTTAATTATACACCTGACTTAGTATTTTTTGGTGGTAGCACACCATTTGGCGTGGGCGTACTTATAGAACAAACTTTTCCGCATGTGGTGGCCAAAGAAAAAAATTTAAAGATTTGGAATTGCAGTTATGCCTGTGTTAAATATAATAATCAAGATTTTTTTGACACTATTTCTTTAGTGCATCAAGAAGTAAAAAATATTCCAATAGTAGTACAATGGGTCAGTGACAAATATGACCCTTTATGCACAGTTCCTGTTTATACATTTGTTGAGAAGACTAAGAAATTATATCCAGATAGTGTCCATATATTAATTGATAGTTTAGTAGAAAAAGACAAAATATTATCAGGGTATTTTGATTTGGTGAGTCCCCCTTTTATAGACAAGTCTGCCAGTACGACTCAAGCTGGGCCAAAAACTCATCAGCTATTATCTAAATTTTTAATAAAGAAACTAGTATGACAAAAAACATTTTACCGACACCTTTACCTAGTCAATATGAGTTGCGTGGAGAATCAATGACATGTTATGCGTCTGATAATAGAGGCGAAGTTAACTATTCATTCAATGAACTAGGGTATAGAAGCAATATTGAATATGTAATTGCTGATACGTATAAAAATAAAACATTTGCCTGGTTTGGGTCTAGCATCGTTAATGGACACAGCATTGAGTTAGAAGAAAGTTTTGCTCAAATTGTATCAAAAAAATTAGATGCAACTTGCTGGAATTTCAGCCAAGGATGTTATCGAGCAAGTAATGAAGTCATAGTAGAGCAAGTTGAAGAAGTCTTAAAGACCGATGCTCAGATAGACACATTTTTTATACAATTTATAGATCTCCATAGACGTGCTACGGGTATAGATACATACTATGAGTTTGATTTTGAAGATAATTTAAAAAACTTTAAAAAAACATTTAGTAAATTACAATCGTTATTAGCTAACAAAAAATGGTATTGGCTTCTTTGGGATCGGCATGTGCATAACATACAGGACAGTATAGTTAATGACCCAAATAAAATTTTTATTAATTTTCCTAATCAAGATCAGACAGGTATAACTGGACATTTTGGAAAAAAGACACACGCAACGGTAGCAAAAGTTATTTTACACAAAATAAAACAAATAAATGAGCAACATCAATCATTGACACCATAAAGGAAAAGTTGTATAATTAAGTATACATGACAAAAGAATACACACCAGAACTACAGAAACTATTTTTAGAAATGATGATGCAGGATGCACAGAGTTTTGTGCGTGTGCAGAACATCTATAATCCAGAAAATTTTGATAGAAACTATAGAGAAGCGGCTAAGTTTTTATTAGAGCATGCAGATAAACATAAAACATTGCCAACAGCAGAACAGGTACTAGCAGTAACTAAGGTAGAGCTGAACCCTATCAAAGATCTAACTGAAGACCACTATGACTGGTTTATGGTTGAGTTCGAAGGCTTCACCAGACAGAAAGAACTAGAACGTGCTATTCTTAAGTCAGCAGACTTACTTGAGAAAGGCGAGTATGATCCAGTAGAAAAATTAATTAAAGATGCTGTGCAAATTAGTTTGACCAAAGACATGGGTACAGACTATTTTGAAGATCCAAGAGCAAGACTGTTAGCAATTAAAGATAACAACGGACAGTTAAGTACAGGATGGCCAACATTAGATAAAAGATTGTTTGGTGGTATGAACAGAGGAGAACTAAACATCTTTGCAGGTGGCTCTGGCAGTGGCAAGAGTTTGTTTATGCAGAACATAGCAATTAATTGGATACAACAAGGACTCAATGGAGTATTCTTAACATTGGAATTGAGCGAAGGCTTGTGTGCTATGCGTATGGATTCAATGGTTGCTAATGTTTCAACAAAAGAAGTGTTTAAAGATATGGACACAGTTGAAATGAAAGTTAAGATGGTTGGCAAGAAGTCAGGTAAGTTACGTATCAAGTATATGCCAGCACAATCAAATGTAAATCAAATTAGAAGTTATCTCAAAGAATTACAGGTACAGACAGGAATGAAAGTCGACTTTATCATGGTTGACTATTTAGATTTAGTTATGCCTGTGAGTGCTAAAGTATCACCAAATGACTTGTTTGTTAAAGACAAGTATGTGTCAGAAGAACTACGTAACTTGGCAAGAGAATTTAACATATTAATGATTACAGCATCGCAGTTGAATCGTGGAGCAGTAGAAGAAATTGAATTTGACCATAGTCACATTGCAGGCGGATTAAGTAAAATTAATACTGCTGATAATGTGTTTGGTATTTTTACAAGTCGTGCAATGCGAGAACGTGGAAGATATCAAATACAGTTAATGAAAACTAGATCAAGTTCTGGTGTTGGCATGAAAGTTGATTTGGAATTTGATCTTAACAGTTTACGTATTACAGATCCAGGGGAAGATGCCCAAGAAGAAAACAGGCAAGGCCAAGGTAGTTCAAACATCATGGGGCAGATAAAAAGTCAGGCGACAGTAACACCACCACAAGAAGCTAGTAAAGTAAATGCTCAAGTAGACTCGAGCAAGCTAAAGAATATGTTAGCTGGACTTAAGAAAGCTGAATAATGTTTAATAAAAAAATACTGTGTTTAGGCACAAACACTACAATCACCGACAATGATACTAACAAACTTGCTAGTAAAGACAAAACAATAAATCACGGCTTAATCATTGACTCAACCTTTATCCCTAAAGAGCCAGGGTACTATCACTCTAGCATTACAGACATTTGGTCTGGCGGAGTAATCGAAATAGCCAAAAATTTTGATGTAATTAAAATGCTTGATCAACCCTATAAGGAATGGAACCATTGGAAATCTTTGTTATCAACATATAAGATAATGGTTGAATTAGAAAAACAAGGATACCAGACTGAATTTAGAAATAATGAATCATCGAAAAGTATCGTGTTTATGAGCGAACTAGTAGAAAAAAATAAAAGATTCTGTGTTTATCCATGGATACATCTATTAGAAGAATTTGGGAATGTTTATATCTGTAGCAAGACTGGAGTAGAACATCCTATTAAAAAATTAAAAGACATCGATGATTGGGAGACAGATCCAGAATTTACTGAACTTCGACGAAAGATGTTGGCAGGAGAATATAGTGAAAAGTGTCAGAATTGCTATAAGGAACAAGACATGGGTTTTACCAGCACTAGAGTTCACGAATCCATGGACTGGGCGGCTAAGTTGAATATACAATCTATAGAAGATTTAAACAAATTTAAAATTCCTGTCTTCTATGAAGTTAGACCTAGTAATAAATGCAATCTAGCGTGTAGAATGTGTGCTCCGCATAACAGTCATTTACTAGATAAAGAATTTAAAACAATAGGTATCGAACACCCATTCATGTCTAGACCCCATATATGGGGGACCTATGATCATATTGATGTTCCAAATCTATTACCTGGTGCAAGAGTTTACTCAACAGGCGGAGAGCCTACAATAATACCGGAGTTCTATGAATTTTTAGAAAAATGTGTCGATCTAGGAAGAACGGATTTAGATATCACTCTAAACACAAACGCACAGAAAATCAGTGATAAATTAATTAACATACTGAGTAAGTTTGATGATATAAATCTCAGTGTAAGCATTGACGGATATGGAAAAGTAAATGATTATATTAGGTGGGGATCAACCTGGGATACGGTAGTAAAAAACATACATAGATTAAAGGATGCAGGTTTTTATATTTCATTCGAAGCTATTCCGGGAATTTGGAACATAACGAATTTGCACTTGCTCTACGAGTTTGTTGATAGGGAGTTTCCAGATAGCACTATGTTTCTACAACAGACCTACTGGAATGACGATAGCATTACTATACTTAATCATCCTAATCCTGCATTAGTAATTGACTCGATGACCAAAATCAAACAGACCAAGATGTATTACACTGATGCCAGAGATAATAAGTCGATGATTGATACTATCTTTGATCATTATTCTGATCCTAACTATTCTTGTAACATAGACACATTAAAGACCTTCTTTGAATTCAATGACACATTAGATAAATCAAGAAATATTAAGTTAGTAGATTATGTCCCAGAATTAGAAGAATGTAGGAAATTGATTAATTAGTTTTCGATAAATATACTAAATTGGAGTAATACAGTGCAGAAAAAAACCCGTAGTATATTAACAGAGCTAGACGAACTTCTAATCCACAAGGACAAAGAAAACCTCCTAGAAAGTCGTGCCAATAATGTGATCAAAAGTGCGATCAACATTATAAAACATATACACGAAAGCTACGATGGCGTTACTGCAACAAAGTTAGAAAATCGCTTCTTGAATGCAATCAAAGGTCAAGATCCAAAGAAGTTCTCTAGAGGTATAAGGAAAGTTAAAGATGAAGATTAAAGAACTAATACACGAAGCTGGCCTATTAAAAAGCATCGCAAAAGGTGTCGGTCAAGCAGTCTACAGTCCAGATAAAAGTAAAAATATCAAACAAAAACAAAAAGCTATTCAAGATGTCGATTCTGGAGAAGTAGATGCAACAAAACAAACAGTCTCAGGAAATCCTAACTACGATGTTAATGCTACTCTAGATAATACTACACAATACAGATTCCCTCATCCTTTATTCAGAGCTGATGATGTTGATATTATTGTAAGGCGTGATGGCTGGTATTTAAATAAGCTACCAAAAAGTCTTAGAGGGCAGGTTCAGCGAGACAAAGAGACTAGACTGTATAGAGTTAAACAACCAGCAAATATACAAAAATTTAATGATTACTATGACAAAGCCGCTGACCAAGGCTATGTCGTTCAAGAGCCAGCAGACGTACTATAATGAAACTATTTGAAATTAAAAAAGAAACACCAAAATTTTTATTAGCTGAAGCTAAGAATACACACCTTGAACATCTTGAAGACTTGGTTTTTAACGGTGGATATGATGGTGCTATGAGTGCATTGGATTATGTAGAAAGTTTACATAACATGTTATCAGAAGGCACAGGAACTACCAGTAAGCTAACTGTAAAGTGGGACGGGTCACCAGCAGTAGTATGTGGTGTTGATCCCAAAGACAGTCGTTTCTTTGTTGGCACTAAGTCAGCTTTTTCAAAACAACCTAAGCTGTGTAAAACCACAAAAGACATTGCTAAATTCTACAGTGATAAGCCCGAGCTAGCAGTAAAACTACAGTCAGCACTACAGCATCTTAAAAAATTAGGCATAGGTGGAGTAATGCAAGGCGACCTAATGTTTACAGAAGGTGATGTAACACAGGAAGAAGTCAACAACGAGCAGTGCTATGTGTTTACTCCTAACACTATAACTTATGCTGTACCTGTTGATCAAAAAATAGGTAAGCGTATTTCACAAGCTAAGTTAGGTATCGTGTTCCATACCAGCTACGAAGGCGACTCACTCGAAGACATGAAAGCGTCATTCATAGTTAATATACAAGGATTGAATCAAACTAAAGACGTATGGTTTGATGATGCTACATACAAAGATTATACTGGTATAGCTAGCCTCACACAAAGCGAAAATCAAAAAATTAAAGCTATGTTAAACAGCACTTATAAAACCATTGAGAAGATTGGTAAGTCAAGGTTTGATATCATATTAGACAACAAAGACTTTGCCCGTAATATTAAACCTTTTGTTAATAAAATGGTTAGATCAGGAACACAAGTAACAGAACCAACAGCATTTCTAAAAGATTTTGTTGCACATTATCGTGATGTAATGACTAAAGATATAGACAATATTACTGACAGAGCCGCACAGAACAGATTAACTAAAATTAAAGAAAAAGAACAATGGATAGCAGATCATGCTAATTCATTAACTGGTATCATGGCAGTGTATAAAAGATTTATTGAAATGAAAACAATGCTATTACGTAAACTACAACAAGTAGAAGGGATCGGTACTTTCCAAAAAACTAATGATGGGTATAGAGTTACTACACCTGAAGGCTTTGTTGCTATCGGACATGATGGTAATGCTATAAAATTAGTTGATCGTTTAGAATTTTCAAGAACTAATTTCCAAGGTAAAGCATAATGTTTGACTTTATTGAAGAATTAAAAGAAGCAAGAATGTTCAGGGGCAGTGACACTCTCAGAGGAAAGAGTGCAAATGATATTGCAAAGATGGCATTCACGATGTTTCTGATGTTAGAAATTATACGTCAAGAAGATCCACAGTGGGCTAAAAAATATGTAAGTGACACTATGGATTACACCAACTTTGATGCTATGCGTACCAGTGCTACAGATTTGCATAACCTATTAGCTGTGTTAAATAATCAAGACAAGTATTCTGCAAGAATAAAAAGTAATGCTAGTATATCAGTACCTGTACTAGCTATAAGAAGATACTTTAGAGAAATACTAGGCGGCCGGAAAGATCGAGGACTAGACAGAGCATTATTCCAAAAACTACAAGATACTTTTAAAATCAGTAGCGGCGAGCTAAGTTCAGCAAGACGTAATGTAACTGATTGGCATTTACCGAGTAAAACAGAAAAAAACGTAACTAAAAGGGCGTTAAAGAACGTACTACAGAGTACAGCACATCAAGCTGACATTTTTGTTCACTTTAAAAGCAAATTAAAGTAAATCCTAAATAAAATACAGCACGCATAATCCGCGTGCTTTTTTTTGGCTAAACCTTGATAAATAAATTTATGCTCGGACAGACTCGAGTAATAAAATTAGGAGAAATACAATGGCAGTTTTTACAAGAACTAACCCAACAGCAGTAGCTCGCGGTACAATCCAAAGAAATACAGCACAATCAGTATACAAAGTTGTATTAAGTGGTTCAGGTTTAGCAGTAGCGGCATCAGATGCGGCAGCGGCTGAAATCTCAGACGCATTTGGTTCAGCAGTTGGTACTTTTAACTTTAAAGCAGACGGTAATGAAATCTACTGTGTAGTTGATAAGCATGCACTTGATATCAATCAATTAGCAGACTTAATTGCACAAGTACTTGATACAGCTACATTTACAGTTGCAGGTGGTGTTGCTACACTATCTGATTCAGAAACTGTAACAGTTACAGAACCTACTACATTAGAAGGTATGTAAGATCTGTACTTTATGTACTGAACACAAAAAGCACTCTTCGGAGTGCTTTTTTTTATTCTCAATTTCTACTAGTCTGCATAAATAATAAAAAGAAACAAATTTGGAGAGATAAAAGATGGCAACAGTACAAAAATGGAAATTGGGTCAAGCCAATACACTAGTCGGAACGCAGACAGTGGTAGGCACACTATACCCAGTTAACTCAAAATTACATGTAATCACAGTTAATGCTGGCGGATCAACAACAACCACAACACCACGTGGCAACTTAATTCCAGATTCTGGTTATACAGGAGGTGTCATTGAGTCGATCGTGGACGAAGTAGCTCCATTGGCATATTGGACTGTAGGGTCAACAGTAGCAGATCAGGCAAATATTTTTGTTATTACGGATCCAACTGTACATGCAGATGATTTACAACATCGTGTTAGACAGATTGGTGCTAACACAGCGGCAACACGTTTAACTGGAACAACGTTTACATATGCAAATACATCAATTATATCAGCTGGTGGTAACTCAGTTGACGTGAGTGGTACACAAGTTATAGAAAGTCCTAGTGTAGGCACAGTCTAAATATCTCTCAACAAATATAAAAAGCATCTTTGGGTGCTTTTTTATTGACTAAAATACCTATTACTAAATACTTTTACAATGATAGAACAAACCTTACATTACCATCAATGCATCAGCCTGATTGATATCACAAAAACAAATGTGCTACAATATTCAGATAGTAAAGCAAAAGAAAGAAATCAACAGCGTAATTTTGAGACCGTATGTCAACTAGTAGGATTAAGAACACAACTGTTTGATATCGGCAGAGTATATAAGATACAAGACACAGAAATTGACAGTTTTAAATTTGGGTCATACTATCTAGGAGAAATGGGATTTAAATATAATGTTTGGACTTTCAGCTTTGCTATAGAATTCCAAGATGTTTACAGGTTAGATAATGATCCGTATGGAACTATTAAAAAAGATTTTGTAAATGTGCCTGCAATTTTAAACTTAGATGAGCAAATGCCAACTATTCCGCACTCATTGTTTTATACATCTGGCACATATAAAAATATATACTTTATGAAATCAATGCAATAATAAATACATTTGTAACAATAATGTTACGTTTGATGCTTAGGCATTCATTAAGGCACATTAAGGCACAACATTAAGGCACATTAAATGGCATCGCTATTGAGAAAGGCGACGTATGTCATCACCTACGAAAATTGAAAAAGTAAATCTAGAAGCCCACGTTGAGTTATGTGCCGAGAGGTATAATAACTTGGAAGAGAAACTAGACAGTCTAGAAGAAAGAATGGACAAACTTGAAACCCATATGGTTGATATCAAGAATTGTCTGGCATCTAACGAACGTAGTCGTTACAGTCAATGGTTTAAATTCTCACTTGCCGCTATCGGTATATTAGCCGGGACAGTGTTCGCTTTTATACAAGCCGGCATATTCAACTAATAAATAGAGTTAAACCAGGAAGGGCTTAACTTTATGAAAATCGTAGAACTTACAAATAATAAATTACTATTGCCAATAACCAACGAAGAAATAGCATTGTTGGAACAGTTCGCCGACGGGCCCGTTGCAAAGACTCAGTTAAATGACCGCGAGCAATTACTCGCACATCAGCTAACTGTCAAAGACGTGTTACTTAGAACTAAACAAGATGGCAAAATCTATTACAAGAAAATTTAACAAATTCGATCTTGAAAAAATCCGTAGATTTACGGAACAAGAATTAGAACGTATATCTGGGAGTTCTCGAGAACTTCCTTTCTGCTATCAGATTGGGTCGGATGTACTTGTTGGCCATTACAAGGTTGTAAAAATTGACGCAAGATGTTGGCGTGTGGTTGATAAAGGCTCTGATATATTTGATTTCTTCTCACGCAAAGATGCTATATTTTATTGTATAGCCTTACATCAGAAAGAAACTACGTTAGCAGATAATATTAAAGATGCTGATACACTGTTGGGTAGATTAGAAATGGATGCTCTACAATATCGAGCAGGATATAAAAAAGCAATTGAGAAAGGAGACGAGTTCAAAGAAGATTATTACTCGTCTAGATACACAAATACCATGGATAGACTTGAAATAGTCAAGAAAGAATTACAGAAAACTTTAAACTTGGCTAAATATATAAAAGAATAAACTAATAGGAAGATACACCATGAAACTAGCAGAAATGTCAATGACATCAGCGAAAAAGATTAACAAAGTGTTAGAAAGTCGATTCGGCTTTGCTATTAATTACGATAGCCTAACAGTTGAAAAAGCTGAAAAGCTCAGCGAAACAATTACTGCTAATCTAGACAAGATACGTCATAGCACTAACTTACATACAGCAGAAAAAAATCCACGTTATATGGAACTGTTGACTGTAAAAGAAGGACTGAATCGTTGGTTACAAGAACGTGCTATTCCACAAACAGAAGAAGTCGAAGTTATCACTGAAGGCGAAGTTGGAAATGCTGAAGTTTTATTAGCCGCTAAAGACATGGTTGACTCAATACAAGACGCTATTGAGAAGTGTGGTAAGATGCAAAACGAACAACTTCCTCAGTTACTAGATAGTATCAGAGATCAAATTGGATCAGAACAAGCAGAAGGTTTCAAAAATGCTGTTGGTACAACATTAGATACATTAATGGTTCAACTACAGACAGCTAGAGATGGTGTTGATAACGGTGTTAAAATCCTAACTGGTGAACAAACAGACAACCCAATGGCAATGCCAGGGGATGAAGCTGAAGTTGATCTTACAGGGCAAGAAAGTGAACTAGATCAAGACGAAACAGACGGCTTTGCGGCAACAGATGCCGCTACTGGTGGTGCTGAAGAACTTGGTCGCGAATTAAGATAGTCGTGCGATTAGGTGAATTCACAGACAATATAAATACTCCAGAGGCAAGTTTAACAACAGCTCTGGAATTGATTCGTCACAGATACAAAGATAAAAAAACACCTCCAAAAATTTCAACACAAAGTCTGATCAACATGGTACTTAACACTGATAAGAACTTTGATTATGATGCTCTTGTTGCGGCAAACGAAAATAACCCAGCTTTAAAAAATCTAATAAAAAGTTTCAATAAAGATTATGTTGAACTTCGTACAGCAGACGATCAAGAAGATGAAACATCTACAACAACAAACACAGATGCCAGACAAGCACCAGTAGACACAGTATCAAAAATGGCTAAACGTGCCGGCAAAAAAAGAAATAAATCTGTATACTAACATCAGTTGACACCCCCAGATAAATACTGTACAATAATACTCAAGTATTAAGGAGAAACACGCATGGCATATTCAGCCAAAGTTTTAGATCATTATGAGAATCCACGTAATGTAGGTAGCTTAGATAAAGAAAGTAAAGATGTAGGCACGGGTATGGTTGGTGCACCTGCATGTGGTGACGTTATGAAACTACAGATACAGGTAGAAGAAGGTGTTATCAAAGATGCTAAGTTTAAAACTTATGGATGTGGCTCAGCTATAGCAAGTTCAAGTCTAGTAACAGAAATGTTAAAAGGTATGAACATTGATGACGCACACGAAATTAAAAACTCAGCTATAGCAGAAGAACTAGCACTACCTCCAGTTAAGATACACTGTTCAGTGTTAGCAGAAGATGCTATTAAATCAGCAATTAAAGACTACAAAGAGAAGAACGGAAACAGTTAATGGCCATTGGCACATTATATATTAGTCATAAAGAGTTTGATTTTTCCGGCTACTCCAGTACGTTTCTATGTAAGAAAAACTTAAACACAGCGATCAATGACGTTGAGGTCTTAGATTATCACACATCTTTAGAAGACGTAGGGCTAACCGCCGGAGAGATTGATGACGGACTGTTAGCACACTGCGAAGAAATTAAGTTCTTAGCTTTGAATTGGGAACGTGTAATTAATTTAGATAATCATCTGATATATGCCCAAGCTATTGATATAGCAACTAGTAAGTTTAATGCTATAGGTGCTGAAGATGTTGTTAATCAATTAGCTAATCATTGTAATTACAATAGGAATACTAGAAAAGATTTGGATCCTGTATTATGGACAGCTGGATGTAGTTGGACAAGTGCCTTTGGAGTAGAAGATGAAGAAAGATGGGGGCATCTGGTTGCTAACAAGTTGAATGTCAATGAAGTAAACCTAGCAAAATCAGGAGCATCAATTTGGGATGCCTCGGATCAAATAATTAGAAGTGACGTTCAAAAAGACGATATAGTAGTATGGGGGTTAACTGCACCTAGCAGAGTCGAGGCAGTTGTAGAAAATGAATTAAGGTCTTACCCTGTCTGCCAGGCAGAAGAGTTTGATTTTTTTAATTATAAAATAGATCATTTTTTTAGTAATACACAATGCCTGGTAGCATTAAGACATATACATCAGGTAATTAATTTCTGTGACAAAGTTCACGCAAAGTTATATATTATTAATTTTTTGGATCCCTCCTGGCTACCATTGGCAATGAGGTCATACGAAAGATTCTTAGATTTACAACAAAAACAAAATGGTGAAAAATATAGTAATGCGATTATGATAGACTATGGCACTGACAATATCCACCCAGGCCCTAAACAGCATCAAGAGTATGCTGAGAAGATAAGTAAATTTATAAGGGAAAGCAATGGATAAACAGATAGAAACTCCTTGTGTATCAATATGTCGCACAGATAGTGAAGGTGTCTGTATAGGTTGTGGAAGGACACAGAAAGAAATAGCTGAATGGTGGGACTACACTGACAGTGAACGTAAAACAATAATGGAAAGATTGCAGAAGGAAATAAATGATCTCTTTGACTGATATAGCCGCAGAAAAGGCAAAAGAAAGTATAGCAAGTAGATATAATACTCTAGGACTACGTATTGGTGTAAAAACCACTGGGTGTTCGGGTATGGCATACGTACTAGAGTTTTGTGAACAAGCTACAGATTATGACGAAGTGTTTGAAGACAAAGGTATTAGAATAGTAGTAGACAAAAAAGATTTAGTATATCTAGATGGTGTTGTTGTTGATTATCAAAAGAAAGGACTCAATGAAGGCTATGAGTTTATCAACGAGAAAGAAAAAGCACGCTGTGGCTGTGGAGAAAGTTTCACAGTTTAGTTGACAAATCCTTGACAAGCATATATACTAATAACATGCTTATAAAAAAATACGATTACACACCCATATCACGAAAGTCAGTTGACGGTAAAAGATTATACAATTTACCCGATGGTAGTAAAGTTCCTAGTGTTACTACTATACTAGACAAGACCAAGTCAAAAGAAAAACAACTAGCTCTGGAAAACTGGCGTAAGCGAGTAGGCCCAGCAAAAGCACAGGAAATTACCACAGAAGCCGCCAACAGAGGCACACGTATGCACAAGTGGTTAGAAGACTATGTTGAAAACGATAGAGACATGGGCGAGCCTGGAACCAATCCCTACAGCCAGCAAAGTTACAAAATGGCACAGAAGATAGTTGAAAAAGGACTAGTAAATGTTGATGAAATGTGGGGTATTGAAGTTCCATTATACGTTCCTGGGCTTTATGCAGGCACTACAGATGCTTGCGGAGTATATAAGGGTGCCCCGGCAATAATTGACTACAAACAGACTAATAAACCTAAGAAAACGGAGTGGGTTGAAGACTATTTCCTCCAATTATGTGCCTACGGTGCCGCACATAATGAAGTCCATGGAACTGATATTAAACAAGGTGTTATCTTGATGTGTTCTAAAGATTATGAATTCCAAACGTGGACAGTCGAGGGTGCTGATTGGGATAAATGGTTAAACCGTTGGTTTGACAGAGTAGAGCAGTATTATAAATTGGTATAAATACTAGATAATATAATAATTAGGTTACAAGAAACATGGCCGTAATACAAATTTCAAAAATACAAGTTCGACGTGGACTACAAGAAAATTTACCAACTCTGAGTAGTGGTGAATTTGGTTGGTCAGTTGATCAACGTAGACTTTACATAGGTAACGGAACCTTAGTAGAAGGCTCACCAGTTACTGGTGTTACTGAAATTGTAACAACCATTTCAATGGGAGCATTGCAAAGTAATGTTTCTTTATTAGAAACACAGGTTTCTGAATTAGTTACGGCTGTAGGTACACCACAAGCTACTATTGCTTTACTAGACAACACAACAGCTAATACCAATGTTAGAGTTGCTTCAGCAACTACCAATGCATTAGATTATCAGATATCAAGAGGAACTGATTACAGAATTGGTCAATTGAAAATCGCTCAATATAATGGTACAGCAGGTACCGCAGTCTTCGAAGATGATTATACAGAAACGGCCAACGTCGGAGTAACATGGGGATTCACTGCAAATGCAAACGCAGTGGTATTACAATACACAACTTCAAGTACAGGTGACAACGCCGAATTCAAATATTACATAAAATCTTTCGCATAGTATGTGGCGAGATTTTTGGAACCTGCGTATCAACGACAGGCTAAGCAAATGGAAGGACTTCCGTCACGAGCTAGATAGACTTCCCTTAAAATCTGCAATAACAGAATTAAATGACATGTGGAGTACTGCTCCTTTTGTTAATCACAATCTGTCACAAGATGATACAACAAATTGGCCTGATCCCTGGACTTTGTTAGCCGAAAACTACTGGTGCGGTGTTGCTAAAGCATTAGGTATACTGTATACTATATACTTAACTAGTCATAAAGATGTAAATTTAGAACTACGTATCTATTATGACTATAAAGAGAAAGAAAGACACTCTGTAGCTTGGATCGACAATGGAAAATATATTCTTAATTACTGGCCATTTGAAATAGTAAATACAAAACAAGTAAAAGATTTAAAGCTGTTGCATCGATATACAAAAGAGGATTTAAAACTAGATAAATTTTAAGAAGAGGTTCAATTAAGTGGGTAATATTCAAGTTAAAAAACGTAGTGGTGATATCGTACCATTAGATTTAACAAAATGGCAAAATCAAGTAGCAAAAGTTTGTCAAGGTGTAGCAGACGTCAGTCAATCAATGATTGAGATAAAAAGTCAACCGCACTTCTATGATGGAATAACGACAAGAGAAATTGATGAAATCACTCTACGTGCTATCGTTGATCTAATCGATGTAGAACACGAACCAGAAGTAGGACACACTAACTATCAATTTGTTGCAGGCAAACAACGTCTGAGTATGTTACGTAAAGATATCTACGGTGACTACCAAGTACCTCACTTGTATGACATTGTAAAAACTAATGTAGCCACAGGATTGTACACGCAAGACCTATTGCAATGGTATTCAGAAGACGACTGGAATAAAATGAATGATCTATTGGATCATGAAAAAGACGAACAGTACAGTTATGCCGCTATGGCACAGATGATTGAAAAATATCTAGTAAGAAATAGAAGCACAAATCAAATATACGAAACACCACAGATACGTTACATGATAGCGGCCGCAACAGTGTTCCATAACGAAAACCCTAATCAAAGAATAAAATTAATTAAAGACTATTACGCCTGCTCCAGCGATGGACTATTTACCCTCGCTACCCCGGTCCTTGCTGGATTAGGCACCCCTACAAAACAGTTTAGTAGTTGTGTGTTAATTAAATCAGACGACGACCTAGACTCGATATTTGCTTCAGGTGAAATGATGGCCAAGTATGCTAGTAAAAGAGCTGGCATTGGTTTAGAGATAGGTAGACTACGTCCATTGGGCTCACCTATTAGAGGCGGAGAAATTAAGCACACTGGTATGATTCCATTCTTAAAGAAATGGTTTGGTGACTTACGTAGTTGTTCACAAGGTGGAATACGTAACGCATCAGCATCAGTGTTTTATCCTATATGGCATCATCAGTTTGATGACTTGATTGTATTAAAAAATAACCAAGGTACAGAAGAAACTCGTGTTAGACATATGGACTATGGTGTCGTGCTTAACGCTTTCTTTTGGAGACGTTTTAAAAATAAAGAAAACATAACATTCTTTGATCCTAACGAAGTCCCAGACTTGTATGAAGCATTTTACAAAGACAGCGAACTATTTGAAGAACTTTATGTCAAGTATGAAAAGAAAAAGAATCTACGTAAAAAAGTATTAACAGCAGAAGAAGTATTCAAAGGTGGACTGCTTAAAGAAAGAACAGACACTGGTAGAATCTATATGGTGTTCATTGATAACGTTATGAATCAAGGTCCATTTGATCCTGAGTTCCATACTATATATCAAAGTAACTTGTGTTGTGAAATACTGTTACCAACTAAACCATTTAAGAGATTAGATGACAGCAATGGACGTATTGCTTTGTGTACACTAGGCAGTATCAATTGGGGAGCATTCCGTAACCCAGAAGATATGAGACGTGCTTGCCGTACTTTACAGCGTAGTTTATGTAATATATTAGAGTATCAAGATTTCTTAAGTGTACAAAGTAAATTGTCGAATGATGAAATATCACCACTAGGTATTGGTGTTACTAACCTTGCTTACTGGCACGCTAAACGTGGTATGAGATATGGTGACAAAGAAGCACTACAAGATGTTAAAAGTTGGATGGAACATCAAGCATTTTATCTAACAGAAGCTTCAGTTGAACTTGCTAAAGATAGAGGCCCGTGTTTACATTCAGAGTTTACTAGATATGGTAAAGGTTATTTTCCTTGGGAAAACAGAGCAAAGGGTGTTAATAAACTAGCAGACTTTACTCCTGAACTTGATTGGGAACAGCTACGTAGCGATATGCGAAGTCACGGTGTGCGTAATGCTACATTAATGGCTATTGCTCCAGTTGAGTCGTCTAGCGTTGTTATTAATTCAACCAATGGTATTGAGATGCCAATGAGTTTGATATCAGTCAAAGAGTCTAAAGCAGGATCCTTTGTACAGGTGGTTCCAGAGTATCATAAGCTGAAAAATAAGTATCAACTTATGTGGGAACAGACTGATTGTACAGATTACCTCAAAACGGCCGCGGTATTAGCCGCTTATGTTGATCAAAGCATAAGTACAAATACCTTTTACAATCCTGCACACTTCAAGGACAACAAAGTTCCAACAACATTGATTGCTGGAAACTTGATGCAAGCACATATATGGGGATTGAAGACTTTCTATTACAGCCTAGTTAACAAGCAAGGCAGTAAATCTGGAACACTAGATGTAGATACAACAACGGAGTTACCAGCTGGTAACGATATTTTAGAAGACGACGATTGCGAAGGATGTAAATTATAATGGTAAAAATTAAAGCACAATACGACCTGAGTACAAAAACAGATTATCTAACAAGAAAAATGTTTCTTGACCCTGCAGGTCCTGTAACTATACAGAGATTTGAAGAAGTAAAATATGAAAAAGCTGTTAAGCTAGAACAAACAGCTAGGGGTTTCTTTTGGGTTCCAGAAGAAGTTTCATTAACTAAAGATAGCAATGACTTTAAAGATGCTAGTGACACAGTCAAGCATATCTTTACGTCAAACTTGCTAAGACAAACAGCATTAGACAGCCTACAAGGTAGAGCACCTAGTCAAGTATTTACTCCTGTGGTAGGACTACCTGAACTAGAAGCATTAGTTTATAACTGGTCGTTCTTTGAAACTAATATACACTCACGTTCATACAGTCATATCATACGTAACATTTATAATGTGCCTAAGGAAGTATTCAATACAATCCATGACACAAAAGAAATTATTGACATGGCTAGCAGTATTGGCGAATACTATGACAAGCTACATGTCGTTAACTGTAAGAAAGAATTGGGGCATAAAATAGACGAAATGGACCATATTAAGGCGATTTGGCTGGCTCTAAATGCTAGTTATGGCCTCGAAGCTTTCCGTTTTATGGTCTCCTTTGCTACGAGTCTAGCGATGGTAGAAAACAAGATCTTTATGGGTAACGGCAACATTATTAGCCTAATCCTACAAGATGAATTGCTACACAAAGAGTGGACTGCTTGGATGATCAAACAGGTAGTTAAAGAAGACAAACGCTTTGCTAAAGCTAAAGAAGAGTGTGAAGAAGAAGTATATAAAATGTACGAAGATGTTATTCAAGAAGAAAAGAACTGGGCAGACTATTTGTTTAAAATGGGTCCGGTGATTGGACTTAACGCAAATATACTTAAAGAGTTTGTTGACTACACAGCAGTAGGTGCTCTGAAAGATATTGGTATCAAGTACAGAGGTGAAGCACCAAAGACTACACCAATACCTTGGTTTAATAAACACTCAGACACTAGTAAAAAACAAACAGCACTACAAGAAAACGAATCAACTAACTATGTCATCGGCGTTATGGGCGAGAACGTAGAATATGACGAACTACCGGAGTTATAATGTTAACAGTATATTCAAAAAATAATTGTCCGTTCTGCGACAAAGCAAAACACTTGCTAGAATCAAAGAATGTGGAATACAAAGAGCTAAAGATTGATGAGCATCCAGAAGCACGTGAATGGTTGATAGCCCAAGGGCATAGGTCAGCACCACAGATTTATCTAGGGGATGAATTATTTGTACAGGGTGGGTATCAAGGTCTTACAAAATTATCAGATGAGGAAATTTCAAAAAAACTAGGAGAGTCGAATGTTAGTAGCACCTAAGTACGAAGAAGACGATATAGTAACTTTTAAAATAGTCAACGGTGATGAACTAGTTGCCAAGATTGTTGAAGAAGATGATGATACATTCACAGTGATTAAGCCATGTACAGTTATGCCAAGTCAACAAGGCATAGGACTTATACAAAGCTTATTTACAAGCGATTTAGATAAGAGTATCAGATTAGACAAAAAGCATGTGATGATGCATTCACATACTATTAAAGATATACAAAATCATTATATTAAAACTACCACTGGTATTGAGCCAGTAGATGCAGGAAAAATAGTTACGTAGGAAGACACTCATGGCAGATCTAATAGCTAGTGCAAGTTCAATGACAACCGTGGCCGACGGGCAATATGTGGCTATTGGTCGTCCTAAAGGAGGACTTACTCCTTCAAGTATTACTGCTATGGTTGGATTCCAACGAGGTAATGGAGAAGCCATAGACTTAGCTCCTAAAGTTCAAACTGCTATGACTGTGTTATCAGATGTAGCCGCCAGTAGCGACTTTCCAGCAAATGTTAATGCACAGACGGCACTAACTAATTTAACTACTGTACAGGCAAAAGTATTTAATAAAAATGACTGTGGTGGATTTGGTAGTATT